TTAAGCGTTACCTCCCTCCACTGGAATAGTCGTATCCGGAACATCAAGAGGCGCTGGATTATCGCCCTTCTCAGATTCATTTGCGGCCAACTGTACCTGCTTTTGGGCGAACGCTTCTTCTGTAGACGTCAGAGCATCATCATATTTAGCCTGTTTTTCTTGTGCGACGGTATTTTTAGTGCTTAACAGCTGATAAGCTTTTTCAATTCCAGCTGAAACTAAATTAGGATCAATATCATGACCAAACACTTCTAGCTGACCAGTCACTTGTGAAATAGCTCGTTGGCGTTTTTCGTCATTTGGCAACTCATACTTTGTAGACAGTTCTGACACTGCATTCATAGCCAACTGATCGAGTAAAAGCAATACTTCACGTTGACGAGAAGTCTTTTGCAGTTCGATCTTATGCTTCAACGCGGGATTAATTCGAGTGAACCATCCAATGAATGCCACAATGATAATTCCCAGCAGACCAGTGTCATTCAATAAGTTAAAAATTTTAACCCAATTATTCATGTTTTCCTCCTATAAGCGGCCATACCGTTTTCGATAAGCCTCATTTTCTTTTTCCAGTGCTGCATTCCGTTGATTAAGTTGCTCGTTCTGTTGTTTGAGCTGTTCGTTCTCACGAACCTTCAAAGCAATCTGTTGATTGAGTTCTTGCTCCATGGCATCCTTTTTCGCACCAAGTACTGCTAAATCATCGCTGAACTTTTTTCGGTCGGCTTCCCGATCACTACGAAGTTGCTCGTTGTCTTGCTTGACTTGTTCCATAATGTAAGCTTCAAGTTGCTGCTGAGTTTTGCCAGCCTCTCGATTGTCTACCCGTTGTCCGTGAATGGCGGAAAATACAGCCACAATCAAGGCACCAATCGCACCTAGAAATCCGACCCAATTACTAGCGCTCACGATGGTCACCTCGCATCAAAGTGCTGAAAAGAAGCACCAAAGTTAGAAGTGCAAAAATCCAGGTCAAGTTGAACCGTGAATCAAACAGTCCCCGAACTGAGAACGCCACTGTAATGGCTCCGAATGCTGGAGAAAGAGCCACCATTCCCCAATCTCTTAACTTACGATGACAGAACATCGTGCCGTAAAGGATGATTACCCCGCAACCAATCAACCACAAGGCAAACCACCAGTCGTCTGCAAAACCAAAAATGACTTGCTCCAGATGTGGTGGTGGAGGTGGCGGCGTCACCCTCGGATCATCAAGATAACCTTGGTGAAACCAAACGTATAGCCCACCGATGAGTGAAAATAGCCCAAAGAAGAAATGATTCCAGTGTCTCGTTATTTCTTGCCAAGGATTACTATCATCAGGAAATTTCAGCATCTTATCACCCCTTTCATTTCAAATTAAAAGCACCTGCTACTTGGCGGCATCTGTCGCGGTAGTTGGTGCTTCGTAATCCTTGCCAGTAATTTCCTTATACTGATCAGCGGTAATGGTCCCTAGTGGAACGTAGGTGGCTAAGAATGAATCTGTCATGAACAATTTCCCCCAGCTATATTGCATCTTTAACACATCAAAATTTGGATAGAACATTATTTTCCCTCCTTAGCATCAGTTGTGGATGTGACTTGACTAGCTTGGTTCTGTGCCATAACTTGCGAGATTTGAACCAGCATTTGTTTCATTTGTGTTTGGTCGGAAGCCGACTGAGCCTGTGCCTGACTAGCCTGAATAAGCATTTGCTGTAGCTGTGGAACAACAGCAGCAGTCGTCTGTAAGCCCTCAATCGTCTTATCCTGCTGGTCGATGGTGTCTTGCTGGTCCTTGATGGTGCCAGCTTGGTCAGCCACCTTCATACGCAAGACGGCCTCAGAGTGCGATGGCAGGCCTTCTGGAGCTCTGAAGTCTCCACTGGCGTCCCAATAGTATTTCTTCCAGTTTTCCAACAGATACCCAGCCTCATAGCCATACAGTGTAACGGCAACTAAGCCGTCTGCCGCCTCCGTTGCCGGTTGCTCAGCGACAAAATTGTCGTCGCCCTTCTTTAGATAGTACGTGTAGCGTGTATATGTTTCCATGTGACCCCTCCTTTAAATTTGCTTCAACATTACGGTGCTCCCATAGTTATCGACATAAGCTATACCTTGCTCACCTAGAATGGAGATGTCGGTGACGATTCCTTGCGTTGCTAGGGTGCTAGTATCCACGGCCCAAATCAGATTCCCTGATTTGTCAAATTTATACAGTTTTTTGGCATCTGATCCCGCATAAATGTTGCCATTATAGTCAATCGAAACTGCTCGAACCGGTACTTGCCCCATATCATACTTCCATCTAACGGTACCATCTGACTTGTAGACGACAAGTGTTCCTTGAGCACTTCCGACAATCACATCACTTAGCCTGCTGACGGCTAAAGACAGCCCATAGTAGGGCAGAGATCTCATCGAACCAACCAGATTGCCGTCAACATCGTGCCAAGACGTACGACCGATAGAATTTGTTGAGTAAACCAACGAGTTGTGTGTGTACATCGCCGCTGCACCATAATTTGATAATGTCTTTTCCCAAATTGTGTTGCCGTTGGTGTCTATCTTTGTCAAAGCGGATATCGTCCCGATGTATAGGTATCCCTCCATCATGACTAGGTTCTTGCCATCCTCATAGGGAGAAGACTCAATGTTTTTGTCCCAGACCAGAGCACCTGTTTTCAAGTTTAGTTTGAAAGCATACATCGTCCGCGTACCGTAGACAAAACCATCGCTAATTTTTAAAGCAAAGATAGGCTTCTGAATTTCATCAAGGAATTCATGCTTCCAGAGTTGCTTGCCAGCACTGTCATAGCAAAAGACCGTGTTTTTCTGATTTCCAGATACCACAAATCCCTGTGAGTTAATATCGGTCGAAATCATATCACTAGCAACATCTTCAGCGGTCCACGATACCTGTACCTTTCTCAGCATCAACTCATACATACGCTCATTTTTGCCAAACATCGACAGCTTTCGCTTATCCGTGCCAGTAATACTAGCGACTTTACCACCATGATAGATAGCCATTACTGACCACCTGCCTTAAGTGCTTTAGACCGGTGGTTTAGGTGGGGTTTTGCCCCCCCCCCAATCGTAAATAGGGTTAATCATTTTCATTCCTCCTAATACGCTTCAATGTGGTCAATCATGGCATTAGCTGTTCCAGCCAACTGTGCAGTATGCCCAGCATTATCGATATCTAGCCATTGAAACATGCCAATAGTTAATCCCTTCTGTGGCACGCTGCTAAACTGCGTGCCGTTTCCATCCATGATTGTTGAAATTTGATACGATAGTGTTGAATTATTTGACACAACTAAGTTCCCGTTGCTATCCGCTTTGAAAGTTGTTGGAAACTGAAAATACCACTCAAAATTGTGGTAATCGCTGAGATCAACCGAGATTTGAGTTGTATACCCTGCCACCAGGTTAGCGATTGGAATCACAATTGGATTAGCATTAGTAAACTTAGAACTTCCGGAACGGACCGGAATATACCCCCAACCGTACGGTGCTGACATGTTGGCAATCTGGGAAAGATATATCTTGATTCCGTTCTTCGCCTTAGTCAGCGGTAAATCCATTGGAATCGTGGCGTTATTGTACTGGTAGCTCGTCTTATCAAAATATCTCGTTGGATTACGTTCAGTATATAAGACAGTGCCCGTTGCCCATTTGTCGCGATAGATGATGGCGTTGCTATCAGAAATCAGCTCTGCTTTTGCTCCCCGACTAGCAATGTTCACTTGCTTTGAATTACTCTTAAAGATTGCCATCAGATCAGCTCTCTTCCGTGTAGTAGTAGTGAAGCTTGTCGGTGTTCGAATTGGATTTAGCCGTAGTTTCATCAGCTACCTTGATAAAGAGTGGCTTACCGTCAATCGTTAACCCGTCGGTGTTCGAGATATTCAAGACGTGGCCATTTGCAAGGGTGATACCACCCGGTGCATACAGTTTTTCGACTACTTCACCTGTGGCGGGATTGCGGTGCAGAGTGTTGGCGTCAAGTGCAAAACGACTAGGTGTAGTGATTTGCCATTCACCCCAACCCGCACCATCCCAAAATGTACGGTACGCAGACTCACCCGACTGTCTATACGCATGCTGATGGATTACACGGCCGCCGTTAGAGACAGTAACATCCCAACCGACATACGTGGCGTCTTTAAAAGGCCCATTTTTTATCCACGTTGTCGAGTTGGAGTATGAACCAGCAGTTTTCTCATTGTTCAAATCAGCCCCATCGTGGAGAGCACCCTGTAGTAATGGTGCAACTTCTGCTTCTCCGATAGTGTCCGGCGTGTAAGATGGTGCCACCGGTCCGCAGACAATCATTGGCTCGATAACCACGCCGTGGACGTGTGATCCATAAGCATAGTACTGAACCTGAACTTGGGTCGCACCCGCAGGGAGTGGGTAGTTCTCGGCTGTGATTGGTACAAACACGTCCTTATGTGATTGGTCAACATAGTTCTCCTTGTAGCCAACGCGATTACCTGAACTGTCCAAGAACGCCATTGTGGCAATGATTTTGGCTTCGACAGCCGAATCAGCATAAAGCAGTGCTTCTGCCCGTATAGAATAGGCATTGGCTACAGAGTCCACACTCGTGCTCGGCACTGGCATAGGCTTGGAGGAACCAAACATGGTAGTGTCAATTGTTGACTTTCCTGAGATATTTACGCCGAATCCTGGATGCCCATTTTGCATTGAAGATGGAACCGTTGATAGATAGCCCGTCCCACTAAGCATGTTCCAGCCAGCAGCATTGTTGGTATAGCGCGAGTTGTAGACCAAGTTCAATCCGGAGGGCACGGAATCGTCACTAAGCCGTTTCCATTTAATTACATCGCCGTCCATTACGAAAGTATAGCCATAATACTTATCATCTCGATTTGTAAAGAATGTTCCGTTTCCGAACCCACCACCAGTTGCAATTACAAGCCCCCTTGCAGAGGATTTTCCAGGGAAATTGATAGCTCCGTATTGGATGTAAGTGCTATAGACACCAGGATTAAGTCCTAGTAAGACTGAGTTAGTATCAGTTTTACCATCGGCCATGATACTCAGGACGGCCGCTCCATTATCGTTGGTGATTTTATTTTTTTGCCAGCTGCTAGTGTCAGCCGACTTGACCATCGGTGCCACCGCGTCGTCAGTGTGTTTGTTTGCCGCCACCTGTGCCGCGTCCGCCTGTTTCTGTGCGTCCGGTGCCGTGATGTACGCGTTGCCCGCGCCGTCTACCGCACCTTGGGAGAACGTCTGCTGCTTTTCGAAGTTATTGGCTTCACTCAAACCGGCATAGTCGTCTAAGTCTTGAAGCTTGGCATCCATCTCAGCTTTTGTGTAGTAGTTCTGCATAGCGGTGTCGAAGACCTGCTTGGTCACCATATTGGCCGGATTGACCACTATAGTGACGTTGGCAGCACGACCTACCTTGGTATCAATTCCGAATCCCAAGTAAGAACCAGCATCGTCCTTATGGACAAAAACGGGGTCTTGCAAAGCCGTGACACCATATAGAATTTCGTTTCCATCAGAATCCTTGGCATACAATCCCGCTGACAGCATTTGATAGTCGTTTGGTGACTGTGTCTGATCGACATTAACTTGTACATGTACAGTTGAATCATCGACAACTTGGACTTCTGTTACTTGTCCGTCTTGTTGAACATCATCTAAAGTCGAAAGTTTAGCTAAGACTTCATCGTCAACTTCAAAGTAATTTTTTGTACTGATTGAAGCCCGCGTAAATTGCATATTTGTCTTGTTAGCGCGAAGCTGTGCTTCTAGTGTGAAACCAGCATCCGTCATAATCGTTCTTGAATTATCTGCCATCTTATACCTCCTTTTTCTGCGGTACAGTCATTGTCGTTTGAATGACATGACTAATTTGTGTATGCATCGCATAGTAAACTTTCGTTTTTACAATCTTCTGGAATTGAATTTTTACTACCCGAACTCCAGCAACAACCGAGCCACGGATACGTTCTAAAACCATTGTTTCTTTGCGTTGTGAATCTATGTATTCAGCCGGAAGATTAGTAAACTCGATGGCATTCGGTTCCCCTTCAACCAGTGAAATATTGATATCTGAGTAGCTAGCGCCAAGTGACTCAGCAACCAATCGAATTAAACTGTCACAGGAGCCATCCGTTTGACGAGCAAGTTGCTTTGTTTTAATCAAAAATCGATAAAAATTGTCGTCAAGCCCATTCCGTGAAACGCCCCACTCGGCTCCAGCTAAGTCCAAAGCGGCCCCTTCCGCATTGTTGATATCACGCCAGTCGTTAATTTTTTGGAAGGTTTTAAGCGTATCCTCCATACCGTCTGAGTAAAAAGAGAGTAGCTTGGCGTTATTTGAACCTTCACTGTAGTCGAGAGACACGGGTAATTCATTCAGCAAATCCGTTAGGCTATATTCCGGCTCATACTTAGTCGCCATCAACAGTCACCTCCACGTCACTATCATTTGCAATAATCGCCGATTCAAATTGGTCCAGCTGAATATCACTCATCCCCATAGACGATTTATCACGTCCCATGGTAACCTGTGCGTACTCAACACCGTCAGCGTTATAAATAGCCTGATACAAGCGTGTGAAGACCACCTTGTCACCCATGATTAAGCTATTCAGATACGTCTTGATTGCTTGTGTGATTACAGCCGGACTAGTTTCTGGATTGAAGTCAGAATTAGTCTTAAGTGTCATCTTGACGTAAATAGGAGCAACCGTTGCTGTATCAAAAAAGACATCGTGCGAATGACCGCCGATGTCTTTTACTGTTGTTTTAATTGACCCTGTCGTCTGAATTCCAGCAGCTATACTGTCCAGAATTGCTTGACCGATATCTTGTTCACGTCCACCACGAACGTAGAAATGAAGTGTTTTGGGCGGATTACCATACTTATCTGTTTCCATAGTGAGGTTAGGAACAATTTGCACTTGCTCAACTCCAGCTAACGAATACAGCGCCGTATATAGTCCGTAGTAGGTTGGACCAGGCTGTGCTTGCATTGACAAATAGATACGCTGACGATAGCTTTCATCATCTTCAACTTCAGCACCACCGCTTGCGGCTCTGGGGTTAGTTACAGATTCAATGCCACTAATGCTTTCAACCTGATTAACAATCGTTCCTGCTAGCACATTGCCTGTTTCATCTTGAGCCGTGCAAACCGCAAGCCCTGAACCAGTTCCATTATCGGTTAATGTCACTGTGTCAATCATCTCAAATTCAACACCAGAATCAGTAGAATACACTGCTTCTTCTGGAATAAGTGTTCCAGCAGTACCAGTAAAATCCAGAGTGACCGTCGCCGCTTGTGCTGGATTCCGACTAACGGAATAGTTGTTGCCAAGGTGATCTAAATTGATTCCTTCCGCCTGGTCAACATAGTTGGCATAGTAGACAGCTTCCAAATCTTGGTTGACGATATTCTGCAACCAAGCAATCACACGGAGGTACATACCTAGAACAGAATTTTGTTCCGTATTGATATCGTCGCCAAATAGTTCTTGCGACTTGGCAATAAGCTGGTCTAACAATTGCTGAAAATCAAGAATTGACAGCCCTGTTTTATCTAATTCCATTAGCCATCATCTCCCAAATTCGTACTTACCGTTTGAACATCATCGTCGTTAGGGAGAACGTATTTTATTTCAACGGTTAAGGTACGTAAGGCTTCGTCTTTGTCAAAATTAATCTCACGAATATCGATTCGTTCATCCACTTGTTCCGTAATAACGTCTTCGATGTCTTCACGTAAGAAGTCTTCGTTATATGCTTTTCCTAACGCATTCTCGCGTGTTAAACCCATTGGCCCATCCTCTGGTTCGAATTCATCTAATCGGGTTTGTAGGGTTGTTCTGATACGTTGATTCATTTCATCACTTGCACTGACAGTCGAAATGTCTCCGTCTGCAATGACGACATCGCCATTAGAGTTCAATTCAAAGTCTCTTTTCAAGCTTTATACACCCCCACTACTACTGCGTCGTTGACACTATGTGTTCGGTCGCTAGCTTTTGTATACTTACCGCCATCGAAGTTGTCCAAATCTCGATCGTTATAAATTGCAAAGACAATAGATCCCTTATGCATAGATTTACCATCATCGAACGCATAGCAAGTCATCAAAACCGGGCATTCATGGATAATTCCCACTTCGTCCTGACCGCCTTCATCATCTATCTGTGGTTGAATGTCGGCCATATGTGTAGAAGCGTTATAACTAACGACTTCAAAAAAATTACTGACATTGGTTTCATAGCTAGATTTCCCCATCATGGCTTGGGTCAAATTATGGAAGTCTTCTTGCAGTTTTCCTTTTTTTGTCATACATACACCTCCATCGTTGTTGTAAAGGTAGAATCATCACAGACGTGCTCACCAGATTTAACGCGGAAAGTCCCATTCAAGAATCGGTTCTTAACCGTGACCACTGAACCCGTAGACACTTGATATCGTAGCAAGCTTGTTATTGTCCAAGTTTGATGTTTGGCATCTTCGTTATCAGAATCGGTTGTTGGATATTGGATAAGGCCAGTACCCCCATGCCGTCCCTTTACATGTTCCGTTATCAGAATGTGTTCGTTATGTCCCTTAATTTTGGATAAATCATCAATGATGATGGCACCACGACGGTAGTAAACTCTGCTACCGCACGCCTTAGCAATCTCTTTAATCACAGTAATAGGCTTGCCATGCGCCGTATATCCCTTTTTATAGATTTTAGGTTTAGCCAAGTAGACCTTGTCTAGCTTAATACCAGCGTCACTGGCTACACGGCGAATAATCGTTGAAGCAGAAACACCTTTGCCGAAAGACAAGGCACTATGCTTCTTAATCTTAGGGAGGTTAGCAGCTGCCTTTTTGCCAATCACTTTGGTCTTCTTTTTACGAGCATCTTCCAGCTTTTTATTTGCTCGTTCAGCAGACGAGAGCAGTTTCGAGTAATCTTGCCCTTCACGATATGTGAAGCTGAAAGTATTGTTCGTACCGTCTGACGTAAACGGGCTGATTCGTCGAATGACTCCAGCAGAAAGAAGCCCTACCCCGTCTTCTGCATACCCGGAATAGAGCTTGATTTCATATCCTTTTTTAAACAATTTTCGATGCTTTTCAGCCAGATTCATGATAGTCACCGTACAAGTCGGTGGCGTGCTTGAATCGCTAAAGGGAACGTTGTAATGGATTCCTAGAGAGTGCGTTAACGTCTGCCAGTAAAGCAGTGTCACAGACTCATGTGGTGTTGTCAGGACCAGCTTGACTCGACGACCATAGAGATACTTGGCACTAGCCATCGTCAACGCCTCCTGTCCAGTCTCCGTTGATTGGAAGTACCCCAATATCAGTTCCATCATCAGGAAGAACATCCTCAACTAGAAATACGGTTATCATGAAATTGTCAATTGAGACTCGTTTGGCTTTCCCAGATTCGTCCATAGGAACTAGCGGTGTTGATGGCAATCGATCATCAGCTGGCAAAGATTGAAATAATGGTTGATTTAAAATCAGCTTTTCATGAGCCAAAACCGTTTCGTAATCGTCCATCAGGGTGATTACAAAAAAATCCCCCTCATCGTTGTAAGCAAGGGAGATAAGATATGTCGTACCATCTAAAACCTGTTCAAAGGTCTCTGGCAAGTCATCTACATCAAAATCTATGTATGGTCTAACTGGCACGTCTCATCCCTCCTTTACTTACTCAGTTGTTTAGCAATCTTATTCAGCGTTGAGTTAGCCTTTATCGACGCTTTGTTCTTAATTAGTGAGTTAGACATAGCAGTGGTAGACATTCCCTGCGTAACGCGCAGTTTAACCGGGTACTTGCCATTTTTACCTGGATACATGGTTACCTTTTCGGAACCATTCCATTTACGAAGTTGCACAACAGTCGTTCCGTATTTCTTGGCAAGACCCCAGTAAGTCATACCCTTTTTGACAGTTATGTATTTAGCACCAATATAGCTACCACCAGTAGTTTTCTTACCTTTGTTGTTCTTAGTTCCCTTTGAGGTTGTTGTGACCTTAGCCTTATAGGCAAACTGAAATGTCATAGAGATTTTCATCATACCAAGCAGTGGTGCGTCTAAGGTTTTAGTCAAATTCGTCATAAATAGGTGCTTATAGTAGATCTTATTCATGACGTGACCACCAATATCATTAGCAGCATTGGACTTATAGACTAACTCCGTGCCATCGAATTGCCATTTCTTCAAGTTGTTATACTGCTGTCGACAACTCTTCTTGGGAAGGCCCGCACCGCTAACGTCATTTTCAGCACCAGGCCATAGACGCTTACCAGCCTTCTGGTCGTACAAGTAGCCATTGACAGTAATCGTTTTGGCTGACCGTTGAACGTGGTCAACTACGGGATCATCTTTGTCGATTGAATATGTATTCGCGTTCGAATCATTAGTTTCTGATTCATCCGTTGCAAACAAAAACACCTCAAGTCCAGTCAGCGAGTTGGTCGCATGAAGACTGGCATGAGGTGCCATAAATCTATTCTTATTTTCTTGGCGTTGCTTAGCAATTCGACTAAGTGCCGTTTTGTGACGCTTGGCCATATACGCATTGTACTTGGCTGTAGCGTCCTTCTTACTTTCCTTAGCCTTTTTCAGCTTACTAGACGATTTTTTATAGGAAGACGAGCTAGTTAACGAATTCAACTTCTTATTAGCAGACGTAATCTGTGACTTGTAGTCGTTTAGCTGCTTCTGTTGAACTTTACTGGGTTTGGCTGGCGTTTTACGCTTGACCTTAACCTTTTTAGTCTTAGTCTTGCCATCTTTACCCTTGGCTTTGGTCTTCTCATTTTTATAGTAATAAGTAAGCGAATCGTTGATCGCGTCAATGCTACTTTGAGCCGCAGTAACTGTGGCCTTGTAGCTTTTAGCTTGAGAAATTTGTTTCTTTTGAGTAGAAGAAAGACTGTTGTAGACGTGCTCTGACGACTTAACAGCAGCCTTTTTCTTCTTCCACGTTTTCGTGTACACGGTCATTTACACTCCCCCTAGTACGCTAAATTATCCATTTCAGCATGAACAATTTCATCAAGTTCATCACGAAGTTTTGCTCCAACCTTCTTCACAATCTCATCAACGTCGCCACCCTTAGCGTCAACGTGAATATCGATATGAAACGTGTTGGTGATATTAGGTTTAACTTTTGTACCACCCGCACGACTCATCAATTGACGAGTTGCATCAGCAGAACGAACTGTAGCTGGACGGTCAAAATCAACTAGCTCTGGTCCCTTTTCACCAACAACAACGGATTCGCCCACATTAGGACGACCACCAGTGGCAAAACGACGAGAACCTGTTGGCCCCCATCCTCCTGTGTGGACGTCATGCCGCCAACCGGAGTCATTAAACATAGCTAGTAACTGGTCATAAGCAGAGAGAATCTGTTCATGACCTTTTACAGCATAATTTTTAAAAGTGGGGTCAATGAATTGCAGAATACCTTTTGAAGGCGTTCCGTTTTTAGCATTCACATCCCAGTTATTGACGGCTGTAGAAGATCCGCCAGATTCATGCTGAATCACTGCCTTGATAGTGGATAGTTCACTACCGCTTAGGTTGACGTGCATAGCCTTAGCAGCTTTTTCAATCATACTAGTAGATACAGTGCCGCCGACTTGTCCGCCACCAACAGCATCTTGCAGATTATTTTCAATCCACTTGATGGCTGTTGAGCCAAGCTGAGACTTAACCAATTTGGTTAAAGCTGGAGTAGCCTTTTTCTTCTTGGATTCAGGGTTACCAAAGTTCCCCTTTAGCTTCGTGACATCAAGCCAACCTTTAGTTGACCCACCGCCATGAGACCAAAGCCCTTCCGTCGACGCACCCACATGGACGTGAGTACCAGCTGGTCCAAGCTTAGCGAGTGACTGTCCTTGCTTAACATGATCACCAACGTGTACCAGAATCTGAGCACCGGACCCCGCCTTACCATTTAGTTCTTGATAAATCAGAGACAAACTGCCGCCCTTAGTACTTACGTATTGACCGATACCATTATTGCCTTCCCAACCAGCTTTGGTACCAATTCCTGTGACGACAGAATCCTGCATAGACCGGACTAATTTAGCGCCACTGTAGTCGTTCCCATCATGAGAACTAAAACCGCCAGACACAGCGCCACGATTACCAAAACCAGAAGTAATTGACCATCCTGGACCTGGAGCGCTCAGGACTGGGCCACCACCGCCAGAATTGATAAGTGATTCGATGTACCCGTACATTGCACCAGTCCAAGGAACACCGACTGTCTTTGCTCCAGCCTTAGCCGTATTGGTTACACCTCGTTGTAAAGGAGCACCAGTAGCCTTCACATTTGAAGTGAAGTCATGGCTAAACGCCTTTGATGGATTACCAGAATTTCCACTAGCTAAACTACGAAGCTTGTCATCACTAGCACCAGTGCCCTTTGCAAAGTGCGGAAGGTACGGTTTAGCACGTTCGACTTGGTCACCATTAAAGACTTCATCCCCTTTTCGGAGATGAACCGCGACATTATCGCCGACTGGTTTTAGCAGCTGGGTACCACGTCCAACCAATTCTTGACGAGAACCAAAGTTTGCGTCATTCAGGACGGCTAGTTGGTCACTGTCAATTGGACCACGGGAACCTTGTGCATAATGGATTGGTTTGAGAACATTCTTGTTACCACCAAATTGACTAAGAGTTGAGTTAATGCCAGTAAACCCGCCGTTAAGTGAAGAAATAGCACCTTTCATGGCACTTTTGGCGTCACCCGGTAACTTACCCATGATAGAGTCAAAGTCGCTCTCAATAGCCTTAGTTTCCGAATTCATACCACTATGAATCTTACTCATAGTAGCAAGCTGTGACCCCTTCATTTGAAGAAGCTGCTTATCGGCACCTTTTTGCATTTGGTCGTAATCGCCAACAGTGTTCTTTTGAATTCTGTCAGTGAAACGGCCCGTATCAGTCTGGATTCCTTTCCAGTTACGGTTCGACTTGGTATTAAATTTAGACACTAATTGGTTAGACTTTTTCGTCGACTTGTCATAGCCGCTAGTAACCGTCTTAGAGATAGTTGCCATCGACTTTTTAGTTGACTTAGTAGCCTTAGCTAACGGATCACCAAAACCCTTAGTCTTAATCGTTCCACCAATACTAGAATTACCAAGTGAGGTAGTACCTGTTGCATAGCCCTTAAGTGTCTTACCTTTGCCAAGACCACCAGCAAATAACTTGCGAGTATCCTTTGCATTGATGATATGTTCACCAGCATACAGCTTGGCGAAAGCAGGTCCATTGCCTAACAGACGGAACCGACCGGTACGTGGATTATAAGCAACTTCGGTACCAGCCTCATTGACCGCTGCCATTTGAGTAGCACGGATAGGACCACCAGTGGCATGACCCCCAAAAACAGATGGCATTCCTACTTTTTTGTCAGAAACTTTAGATGACGAATTTGCAGTATTAGTGGTGTTTAACGCATTGTTCTTTTGCGCCAAAGACTTGTCTAATCCATGCTTTTTCATCTTGGCTGGCTGTGTACCGGTACCAGCTGATTTATTCTGTTTAAACAGCGTCGGAATACTATCAATTACGGATTTAGCTGAATCAGACCAAGCATCAGCCGCTTCTTTAGCTTCAGCTTTTGCCTCAGCAACTACGTCAGTATGTTGCTTCTTAGCCCATTTCAGAGTTCCTTGATATTGGTCATAAGCCCTATTAGTGGTACTTACATACTGTTTATCGGCATATTTCTTAATCTGCTTGTACTCTGAGCTATGAACACCATACAACTGTTTAGCAGCCTTTAATGTCTGGTTATACTGTTTTTCGGCAGCAGAAACACTTGAATTATACGACTTCTTAGCATTAGCCTTAGTTAAACTGTATGCCTTATCAGACTGAGAAATGACTGATTTGTATTGACTAGAAGTTAGTCTAGTAGTACGCAAATTCAAATTTTTGATAAGAGCCGACTGCTGTTGATTTCCTTTGTCTGTAAGTCTCAGAATATCATTATTAAGTTTCTGAATCAGCGCTACCCGGTTCTTGCCGCCGTTACGTTCGTCTCGTTCAATCGCAGAATAGTCTTGTTTAACTAATGATAAACGGCGCTGATTATAAGAGTTCTGGGAACTCAGAGCAGACTGTGCTCCACTTGCGCTAAGAGCACCAACCTTTTGAAGTAAACTAGCAGCTTTGGAACTCTTACTAGTCGACTTGTTAACATAATCTGATAGCGAATTATAAGCCTTGACATACTTTGAAGAATTCTTCGACATTAGTAGATTTTCATCAGAAGTAATTCTCTTTGTCTGCTTCATACTAAAATCAGCAGCAGTTCGTGCCCAATTTTCATTAGCAGTACCAACTAATTTAGTAGCAGTTTGTGTTGCCTTACGTGCATCCTTGGGTAAGGAATCGAAAGGATTAACCTTTTTTTCTGGCTTTGACCTGTTATTGCTGCTTCGCGATTTATTCTTAGAACTGCTTTGGGGACCAAATAATGATCCAACAAGGTCTGAATCAGCTTGCCAACTATTTTCTCCACCGTCATGTAACGAAGGAGTGTGATTAGGATCAACATCCTTATGTGCGTTATGCTTCTGGTCATTATTCTTATCAGGCTTAAGGAAGTCTGATGCCTTTACCGTTTTAGCAAATGACTTGCCAATTTGTTGACCAATCATAATGCCAACTGGATTGCCACCAGTTAATACTCCGCCAATAGCGGCACCAGTAGCTGTACCGGCGGACTCCCATAGCTTTTGCCCACCGGATTTAGTATTAATCCCCTGCTTAAAGGCGTTGACAGCTTGTGAGCCAACATCGATACCGACACCCGCAACAGCTAACTTGCTTAAACCTGACATGCCACCCCAAACATTACGAACGGCGCCTAATCCGCCTGCATAATGAGTTGAACCTGAACGAGAACCAAGTGTTTCAGCAGCTGTTACAAAGTGAGTGGAACCAGATCTATTCGCCGGAACAGCTTCAACTGGAGCATTGGTAGCTGGGATACTATTTTGAACCACGTCTCTAACTAGAGCGGTTTGACCCTTAACCTTTCGAGAGCCACTTGTTCCCATCCAATCTAAGCCTTTACGTAACAACTTAGACCCGGCATAGGCAACGGCCATGGCACTGCCAAGGGCAACAATATGTCCAGTCAGTTCTTTGGCCGGTTGTGGGAGCTTAATTAAGACTTTCAGAACACTGTTTGTGTCAGAAAGCATATGTGTGAATCCGGGTAGGATTGTCTTAGTAAATCCAAGACCCATAATATTTATGTATTGCTTGAAGACATCAATCTGGTTTTTCCAAGACTTCATGTTCTTCTGGGCTAGATCAGCGATATACCCTTGACCGTTGCCCTTTTTCTCAGCATTTTGAACCTGGGCCGTCAATGACTTCATCTGGTCAACGTTCTTTGCGAGAATCAATGCTGACTCTTGCCCGGTTGTACCAAATAGTCCATGGAAGACAGAGGCACGTTCGGTGTCATTCATGCCTTTCATGTGATTATTCAGAAGTTCAAATGCCTTGTCTAGTGTGAGCAAATTGTCTTTGGAATCACGTAAATCATCGGGTTTTAACCCAATCGATTTAAGCGCCGCAACCCCTTGTCCTTTAGGACCACTGGTAGGATTTAAAAGTGAGTTAATATCCTTACGAAGACCGGTCCCACTAACAGTGCCGTCTTGTCCATTGTTACTAAGGACACCGATAGCACCAATCGTACCAGCAAGTGACTGATTAGCTGAATGGGCTGTGGCCCCTGCATAACGAAGCGAATTCCCAATTCCGGTGAAGTCAGTAGCACTGAGGTCGGCACCATAAGCCATCTGGTTAAGAACTGTCTTAGTGTAGGCGGCCATCTTCTTCTGACTGTCGCCAGCCTTAGTCTTATACCCAAATTGTTCTAGCGCCGGAGCACCATAGCCAACTACTGAGCCATAATCATCGCCAGAAGCCCGTGCCGCTTGTAAGAAATATTTATGCGACGCAAGTTCCTGATTACCAGAATACCCACGACGGATAAGTTCTTCTCCACCTTTTGACATATCAACAGGAGAAACACCGTATTGCAAAGCAAATTTATTGTTCTCTCGCTCCATATCACGGGTTTCCATGGCGGAAGCAGCAGCCGACTCGCCACCGGTATGTAAAAGATTTCGAATAGTGGTGTATTTGTTCTCTAGGTTAGTAGCCTCTTCAGCTGATTGTTTAAACGCAGCCGCAACAGGCAACATTGCCATTGAAATACCGGTACCCATGTTAATGAGTCGGTTACCAGCACCATGTAAACGGTCAAAAGAACTAGTTGTTCTTTCCGTACTGTGGCGAGTCCGATCAATAGCCTTTGTACTTTTCTCATTACTGCGAACAATCTCATCACTAGTCTCAACAGCTTTACGCCGTGTTTTACCTTGAGAGGTAGCTAGTTTCTCCTGCTCGTTTTTTGTCTTGGCGACGGAATCAGTAACCCTACCCTGCGCACGAGCGTTTTCAGTTGCTCCCTGAGTAGCTTTGGATTGCAGTGCTGTAGTTTTACTTAATTCATCATTAGACTCTCGCTGACCATTAGTAACAGCCTTTGTTCGACGAGAATACTCATCTAAGTTATTTAGAAGACGTTCTTGTTTTCTAATCAGCTGGTCAACAGCACTATTTGCCGCTGTTAAACCTGACTTATTAACCTTATATCCAATTTCAATAAAGCTTTTTCTCAAAGCCATTTATGTATACCTCCCTTCTAGGACTCACCTGGGTCGAATGCTCTGCCAATCGCATTGGATACTCGTATTTCACGCTGATTCTCAATTTCATCAGCCACTGCATTAGCAACAGCCAATTCATCGGTAGTCATACGTTTGGCCTCATCAACCGTGGCAATTCCATAGATAGAAGGACGATAGTATTGCAGAAGGCATTGTGCCTTTTGCTTTATAATTTCTTCCTTATGTTCGTAGTGATTATCGAAACATGCGATTTACAAAATCGCTGGCGGCGTTCATTACCTCCTCAAATTCACTCTCGCCACCGACAGTGCCTAAGAAATAGTTACCTTCTGTCATGATTGGGTTGTAACCATCATGGTGATCCCAGTAATCAAACTTAATTTGCGGACTAGTGATAACGCGTTGCATGAGTTGTTTGTTGAATTCGGCCATAGAGATACTTCCATTGACCGTTTTGGATTCTTCGACCATTTGGTATTGACGCTTTAAGCCTGGGTAAGTGTATGTATACTCAATCTTGGTTCCATCATGGTCTTTGGCAGTAGCCGTATTCGTCTTGTCTTCATCCTTGATTTGCTTGTCAAAGTAATCCCAGTCATAGTCACCTTCGAGAATATTTTTCATTAAAGCTTCATAGAGTAACGGCTTAGACTGATAGCCAGCGGCCATGGAAGCGTCAATAACATTTTGTTGGACGAAAAAGGTACCTGGATAGGTAAAACGATATTTATTGCCAGCCTTCGACGTAAAGACTTCTTGCTTCATCGTTTTTGAATAGTTCTTCTTAGGTGTTGCCTTTTTACGAGTCGTTGTTTTAGTTGCCGTTTCGTTCGTTTGTGTTTCATTATTTTCAGTCATAAGTAAATCTCTCCTTTTATTTTTTGGATAACGATGACGAGCGGAGTTGGACCACCCACCATCACCTAAATTTGAGTAAAAAAATAGACCGCACCGGCAGTCTTCACTCAAATCTATGCATTTATCTAAGCGTTAGCGTCACCATCATACTTGTAGTCGAATACTTCGGCCGTCCAAGCACGGGTTGGTACGTTCTTGCCATAAGGTGCATCCGGCGCCTTTTGAATCATGCAATGGTCACCACCGACACGTTCATCCCCGTAAGCGACGTGGAAGCCAAAAACTTCATCCCCGTTGTACAGTTCAGATAGTAAGTTGTTCGTTGGAGAACCTTGCTGCACGGTGGTTTGCATCGTCCCTAAAGCATCGTATGTAACCGAGGCCGCCGAAGACGCTTGTGGATCAGACATAGCGTCAACCTTGTTGTTGGTCTTTTGTGGCGTCACCATATCGCCATCTTGGAAGTTACGAAGAATAATTGTATCTCCGCTTTGACGAGTAATGGTAATAGACACATTCTTCGCCTTGTACAGGTTAAGTGTCCGGCCTTCACCAATATCGATTGAATTGCGACCAGTAAAATCGTCAACTGCATTTCCTACTGCCATTTATGTATCCCCCTTTCTAAGCCCACATTTGTTCGTTGCCACGAACATAGACTTTATTAATTGCGCTAGACGGTGTGTACCCAAACGTGGTGTTCTTCAGTACACGGCTAGCAATAGCAAAACGGCCCACTTCCTTGATTGAAGGAACGTGAGTCGTATACATTGGCTTACCCGTATCAGGGTCAGTAGCAATAATTCCGGCGTTATAAGATAAACTCAGTGAGCTCTCTAAGCTTGCTGCAATCATGCCTAAACCAATTGCGTCAAACGGCGTTTTTCCAGCTGTATTCAACGTATTTTGCAGGTTAGTTTCAATGGTTGCCTTGACCTGATCCCGTCCGTGGACTTCATCGATATAAAAGCCGGCTGCATTCATATCATCGGTCTGATTAGAATGGTTACCTTTCGTGAAGTAGCAAATAAGTCCTTTCTTTTCCAGAACCATAATATCGCTAGCTGGAAGAGTTTCTGGCGTCACGTTTGCTAAATCGCTGACAAACTTCCAGGATACTTGGCCGATAGTTGGTTGAGCCCCAGCAGCGGCTAATGCAGCTGCATAGAGTTCATCCGTGTCAGTGTGGTAGAAACACCAGGTACGCGTGTTACTAGCAAATTCGGTTGCATCATCCTTATTGTCTGCATTGAATTGCAGGAATAGAATGTGATACCCCTTTGCGTCGTAGCCACCGTGCTCAATCAAATTGGACAAAGCGAGCGCGTCATCCTTGTTGTAGTCGGCAAGCAAGGCAAATTCCCAGTTGTTGTAGAAGTAGTCAAAGGCCGCCTTCGCAATACCTTGGGTAGGAACATCATCACCAGGTTCATTGATGGTAACCGGTTCAGCCTTAACAGTTGCCCCATCGTTAGTAGCGTCAGCTGTTACCCCAGATGGAGCAGGTGCTTGTGCCGTCGTTACAGCAGAATTACCAGTAAAGGTAGTTACAGCAACTAATTCAGGCGCAGGGTTCTGAGCAAATTGCTGTTCGGCAATCTTGTAGACACTCGTATCAGCATTCCAATCGGCTTCAACAGCATCTAAATATGTGTATTCTTTATAGGATTCTTTGTCACCCTTGACGAACACGTTGGAGTTTTTAAGACCAACGGTTGGTTGGGGGTGCGTTACATCAATCGTGACGAACGCGTCAGTAATCTTTGGAATTACAGGCAATTAAATCCCTCCTATTCTTTTTTTATAATCGTCTTTCTCGGATAGATTGGTCCCGTTGATACCAACGTCATCAATCGTATTAATTTTGTCCTGAAACGTGTCTAATAGTCGGAGACGCACGGTAAACTCAGTTCGCCGTTCAACCTGAATGGTGATCACATTATCCGAAGACTCAACTTCACTGGTTCCAACAACGCCAAAGTCATTTTCATCCCCTAGGTAATCCATGGACTGAGTTTCAAATATTTTTCTCAGTTGGTTACCAAAGGTGTATGACTCGTTAGCGCTCTTCGAATGGGCCGTAAAGTTGATTTCAGCTTCAAATTCTTCATAATCCACGTTGTCCGTGATATCAATCGGAATATATGGTTTAACCTGATATGTAAAAAACGGGTATGGTTGCTGAGGTCCCATTCCACCCTCAATAAAGCAATCGATACCCGTTTCTTGTTTAATTAACGCAATGATTTTAATCATTAACGCTTTAAAATCATACGGCTTGTCCATTAGTAGTCACCGCCTCCAGATTATAGATTGTGATACCAGCATAGGGTTGATAGTCACTCTTTTTTGCAACCTTAAAACTAATATTCCGTTCGATATCGTTAACGACAGTATTGTCAGGGATATTAGGTTGTTTAGAGTACCAGTCCATATCCCATGCTTCGACCTCGCCACCCCGATTGCCTACATAGTAAGTACCAGGGCTAGCATTCGTCCCAGGCGGGAGTAATGGTTCTTTGACTTTAAGTGGTACCCCTTCGTCAGGGACCCACTCACCGGCTTCATAATGGCCCGAGTCGTTGCCACTCTTTAATTTAATTTCGAGAGGAATCCCCCACTCGTCTATCATGTCATCGAAGTCAAACATTAGTCATCCCTCCTCTAAGCATTATCACTAGCGGTGATAGTTGCACCGTCAGCCGTTGGCGTTGCCACCAAGTTAGTCGGAGCCGGTGCCTTCTGTTTTGGGACCGTGAAACCAGGTACATTGGCTGGATCAGATTCGGTCAAAGTACCAGTTGGGTTAGTATGAGTTGCCACATAATCGCCAGCAGCCACCACCGTACCAGCAGCTAGCTTCGCAATAACTGCCCCCTTGGCATCGTCGCCAGAAGCTACAACCGTCTTTAAATCGTCCTTCTTATATACATTCAGAGTTAAAGAACTCGTATCTGCCATATTGTCACCTCCTCTCAAATAGACTTAGGCACAATCCGATAGTCAATAGCGTCTCTCAGGGCACCGGTATCAATTAACGGGTCGTCAAAGCCCTTATTGGCAATGGTTAGTGCCGCGTTATGTGGCACCTTAAAACGGATTATTTCGGACTTCATAGCCTCCACAGCCAAGTGCCCAATCATCTCTAGTGCCATCATGGCGGAGCCATCCCCGTTCATGAGCTTTGCCAGCTGTTGTTCGGCAACGGTCTGCCATCGTCCCTCATGACGCGAAACAGTACGTTCCATAAACCGACGTGCAGGTATGCTAACAGACTTCTTCTTGATGTACGTCATAACGCCATCCTTACGGTATGGGATTACCAGGTAGGGTACATTCTTAGCACGAATAACCGCACCGTCGTTATTGACCACGGCAATCATCTGTAAGTAGTCATCTTTAAGCACGCCGACTTCAATTTGCATTGAATTAAACACGGTGATTTCATGTTCAATTTTATCTATGTAATTGAATTCATCTATCAATAGAAATGCACCTGATTTCTGCCAATAGGAGCTAAACCATTAGCTTTAAGCAAGTCATTGTAAAGCTTTAAGAACACGTCAGGTCCCAAGTTAGCCACGTCAAAAAAACTCTCGGTTAGAGGGCCCATTGTTTGGCTACTTTTGTTATTGCCCTGACGCATAATTTGAGTCCCAATATGGGCCGCCATCAATGCCCAACCATGCGGAATCACATTGTCAGGTTGTTCAGGTAAGCCAGAAACATCGATTACCGGCTTAGCTAGATCAATCCAGTTCTGAATAATATCTGGTTCCAATTTGGCGAATTTTTGGTCCATTCCTTGTACGGTAGATACCTCAATACTGGTCATCTACTCACCTACTTTACTAAGGCTAGCAAGTCGGCCTTGGCGGTTACGCCACTGTAACTGACACCCTCAGCGTCCAGATAAGCCTTGATTTGGTCGATAGTGTTGGCAGAGGTAGGTTTGGCTGCTTCATCCCCCGCACTCGTATCAGCCCCATTATCAGCCGATGGGGCTAGGCTTTTGGGTCAGCTGTTGGTGTAGTTACCGTAGCAGAAGTAGCCAAATCGGTTGGATCCTTTGCAGCCACACCAGCAGTGTCTAAGATATATACGCCATCGATTTGTTCAAAGGAAGGCAATACCATTTGAGAAACATTAATCTTCTTATTAACGGGGTCGTTAGTCATGGTTGACGTAATTGCAACACCTTCATCAACAATAGAAACATCAGTCGCTACGTTGCCTCGTAGGTCAGCTTCTTCTGGGGTCAAACTCATGCGGGTGTAACCCAAGTCACCGTCTGGCATGAAGATTACTCGGCCGTCTGGAATCCAATACTTGTCGGCACCATCAATATCGGTATACGTCTTATCGTAAATTTGAATATTTACGCCATAGTTAATTAAAATGTAATTCATGGCCTGTTGATTTGTCATGGTTACTCGGTCGATATTGCTAGTAGTATTAAGAATTGTTGACTTGATGTTCGTGTCGGATAGCAAAGTGTCAAAGGTCTTTTGATTCATAGCCGCACGAGTAATCGTTTGATTAGAATCCTTCTTGACGATGTACTTTGCTTTCCGAATATCTTCAAGTGGAGTTGAACCAGCTGCACCCCATGCCTTATCAGCAACTACCCGGTGAGTATCCTTCATCCCATAATCCGCTGTGATAAATTGACCATTTCCGAAGACGTTTACTTTACCAGTCTGGATCATTTGGTTACGCATGATTTCACGAGTAAGAGATGCCGCATTAACCAACTCAAGGGAGTCGTCGAAAACGTGGTTCATGATTAAATCTTTTTCGACTTGTGACCCATTTTCACCGACCCGCAGTAATTCTTGCCGCAAGTCTTCATCAATGTAGTCACCTTCCTTGAAGTAACGTGTCTTGTCGTTAATTTCTTGGTAACCTGAACGGCTCCGCATGATGGCTGGAACACCAAATGCAGAAGGTGCCAGTGGACGAGTGGAACGACTCTTACCACGATAGAACTTGAAGTTCGCACCAATTTGCTTCTTCACCGGCATGACAGTTTCCCATAAGAAGGGTTCCGTCTTTTGCGCTAAAGTCATCCAATAGGAACCAACTTCAGTCGCATTAATTTCATCAAAAATCGTGTGCATATTTTACCGACCCCCGTTTCGTTTGAAGAACGTTACTTTACCGTTTAATGCTTTCTTAGTGTCATCAGTAATAGCTACTCCATCAGGTAAACGGAGTTCATTCACATAGCCATTAACAATCATGGTTCCATTACCAGTACCACCCGTCACATCTGCCGCGAATTCCAACACGCCTTGTGCCGTGCCATCATTTACAACCGACAGAACAGCTTGTTCGTTCTCCAGTGTGGAAGTGGTGCCTCCAACCGGCGTACCAGCTGGAATAATTTTCTTACCCGTTTCTGGGTCAGCAGTAACACCCGTATCATTGAGCATTACGCCTAGTGCGACCTTGTTGGCAATAAACCCAAGAACTTGCTTAGGCACGCCAAATGTCTTAATTTCAGTCACAATTACATCTCCTTATTAGTCTTTCTTAAAGTATGGGCTGGCCGCGCGCTGAATTTTTTGCTTAGCTAACCGTTCTGCATAAGTTCCGGTTTTACCGTTTAACGAATCGCCACCGGCTTTAGGAGCCTTGCCACTGAGATAATCCTTCTTAACATCAGCCTCAATACGCGTTTTAAGTCCGGTTAGCCAATCCATATTGGCTTTAGTAGAAGTAGCGTCAGTAGTGACCAAGTGGTCAAGGTCGGCATCCGTGAGCGTCACACCGACTTCAGTAGCCATTGACCGTGCCTGATCTCGCATTTTATAACGGGCCAACTCAGTATCGGAATTTTTTCTAGCTTCATTGGCTTGTTGAAGCTCATAATCCTTCTTCTGATTAGCATTCATCTCAGCTAGTTTCTTAGCTTCAGCTTCCTTTTCAGCCAATTCAGACTTCCACTTGGCCTTCTTGCCCTGAACAATGGCGTCTACTTCGGCATCCGTGTACTTTTTACCATCATCATCTGACTTTCCACCTTGACTATCGGTATCGTTGGTACCACCGTTTTCTTGTCCACCATCATTGAGTGGCGTTGATTTTCCACCGTTGCCACCGTCGTCTGGTTCAGCGAAAAACTGTAAATTAGCCGACATTAAGTTAACTTTATTCATGTATAAAACTCCTCCCATAGCTTTTTGAGTGGATCAATGCTTGCACTTTATCCGTAGCTTTTTACAACTTCCACGCCTGGTTTTGGACACAAAAAAAGCCGATTCAACGGTAAATACCGAACAATCGACTCTTTGAAGCTATTCAATTAAATCAGTGCCTTGATAAATCAGCATTTCTTAGGCTCCATTTGTCAGAAATAACGCCTATTTAGGACGATACGTTATTTTAACAACATGTGATAAGCTTGATGTAAATTGTTCATAATCGGGATATTCTCCGGTTGAAGGAACTTCTTTTTCGAGTAACAAGCCACCATCATCAAATAAAATCATAACAGCCGCCTCTGTTCCATCATCCATCAAAACGTTGTCACATTCTTTTAATTGAATCAATGCTGTTCCCCCTTTTTATCCTTCACGTATGGCGAAACAAACCTTGTCTTACCATCTTCGCTACTAACAATCCAAGCCGTCGTGACATTATGTTTCTGGCCATTATCTCCAGTTACCATAATGTTAACTTCATAACGCTGCCCATAACCATCTTTTAATTTTGGAATAGCTTTTTCCGTTAATATTCCTTTTTTAATCTGATCCATGAGGCCCTTGTAGTTTTCTTTAGTATACCCCAACGCCGATTTAAATACGATGGCCTTGTTTCGCCCATTAGGACTATCCATATCTAAGGCGTACTTAGTGAATTTTTCTATTGGAATAATAGCATTTTCAGCGTTAGGAAGTGGTTGTTCAGACGAAGAATCACGTTCAACAGCCCGCGTTTCATTTTTAGCAGTGTCAAAACTATCATCAGTTTCGGAAAGCACAGTCTGTGCAGCGGTCATCACTGCCTCACTAGACGTAATTAAGCTTGACTTACCAATATGTGGAATCTTACTGCACCGACAGTTAGGGTGGCTGTCGTCAGGAATATCAGGTGCGTCGTTAATCCAATATGGACTGCCTTCTTCGATTCCTTGGCACTTCTGACAAGCACCGGGTTCGCACACCCAATCAACCTGTTTAACGTCCTTCATGCGGTAGGTAGCCATGTTGGCCTCGTCTTTAATTCGAGCAGATTCAGTTCGAACAATCCGACGAGCATTGAACTCCATTTGTTGAATTCGGTCAGCAGCGGACTGTGACGGCTTAAATTGACTTGGATTGGCATGGTTAGCTAATATACTGTCCAAGTCATTTAGTGACATCCCATGTTTCAAATGTTGATTAACCAGGTATTGTACATCCCCAGCCATTTTGTCACTGTCAATCCATAGATTACGTGACCACACATTCGTATTGCTCGAATCTGTAATGACACTAGTAATTTTCTTAGATTGCTTAGACGTGAGGTTAAAAAAATCACCCATCCGTTTAGCTTCGGTTTTACCATCCAAAGCCACTCGATGAGTGATATTTTTTTGATTACTTACTGTCATTTTGATGACGCCTAAAGCAAGAATTGCGTTCAGCAAATGGCTACGGTCAATACCAGCAATGAACCCTGTAATGCTCATTCGTTGCTTAGCGTCATCCGGCCAATCACTGACATCCCCCATCTGCGCGAGAGCTTGTTGCCATTGGCTCATATCCCAACGAGAGACACGTTGACTAACCTGACTAAGGGTAAGTCCTTCATCATCTGCATAATGCTCATAGAAGGCTAATAGGTGGCTTCTAATGAATGCTAAGCACTCAGATGTATACTGACTACTTTGTCGGTCCGACTGATTGTCCAGATTGATGAGTTGTTGAATTCGTTTCTTTTCCTGAGCTACCGTTATCGCCATTAGCTACACCGCCCTTCTGCTGGTCGGTTTGACTTTGAAGGTATTGCTGGACCATATTCCCAGTTTGTACCTGGCTTTCAGCATTCTCTTTCTTGAATTCGGCCATAGCTTCATCCGGATCATCGACGAAAGGCATTTGCTTAAGCAGCAGCTTAGTACTCATTTTGCCATAAAAGAGACTGTATGCTTGTGCCAGCTCCAACAAGTTCTGTGGTGTCGATTGCGTAAAGCGAAATGTTAGTCCTTGCCATACATCAGGATTCATCCCCGGAACGACAGAAAATACGCACCGGAAAACGTCACGTAGAGACTTCTTAAATTTGTTGGCTTTGACGTCTGCCATGTCCTTCATTGGCTGATATTTCAACTTAAGAGTTACCCCAGCTGGGTTACCCGCGAAAGCCTCGTCGTTGAGATTTACCACGTTGGCAATCTGATAAATGTAATCAACCAGACGGTCAACGAGGTGTTCCTGTGTCTCATCAGCACTAGGCTTTTCCATGAAGTCAACTTGAGTATCAGCCTCTGCACCACTATCAGCTCCATTAACCACAAGCATTCGTTCATCGCGTAAGTTCTCGTTGAATTTTTTAACTTCCTCCTCGCCCATATATGCATTGATAATCTTCAAATAGGCGTCAGCAAAATAGTCAACATCATTGGCCTTCTCAGACATGGCCTTATCTAGTGCATCAATCAGCGTAACGATATCATAACAAAGTGACAGTCGTTCCTCGTTCTCGACGGCTTCAATAATCGGCACAATCGGGTATGGTAGTGCGTAAACACCTACCTGGTCCAAGTAGTTATCAGACTTACCGTTCATGACGAACTCGCGGTCTTGTCCCACACTCATGAGAGACACCATCATTTCACCTTTGACATTGTAGCTGTAGTGCACGCCGTACTTGACGTTACGAGCAATGGTATCGTCATAAATCAAAAAGGTATCTAGTGGACTAGATGGCACGACACACGGGTTACCACTTTCATCTTGATAGACAAAGTAGTAAGACCGTCCATACATACTAGATTCCTTAGATACCTCAGCATTTACGTCTTCAAAATTGTTAACGTTGGTCCATGTACTTATGTAGTCGTCCGCCTTCTTATCGTCGCTGTCAATCTTCACAGGAGTGCCAATAAAGAAGCCGTTGAAGCTCGTTACGGCTTTACGTGGGAAGTTAACCACGAGTCGATTATCAGGCTTATATGGTGCTTTACGTGGCCTGTGCATGATGTCGTGGTCACCTTCGTAATACTTGCGGTCCTTCAAATAGTCAGGCCGGATATGTAATCGATGATAATCAATCAGTGAGACTAAGTCCCCGGTAGTAATTTCTTGGTCAGCCGGGAAAATAAAGGTTCCGTTATGTGTAATCTGAGCGTTGTTTAGTACCTCGTTTTCCAGTTCTGGTACATCAATTTCTAATGCCAATCTCTCACCTCCTAGCCTAACTTGAATGTTTGAATCGTTGGTCGACGGCCAATCATATACATCACGAAATACCGCATGGCGTCCATCGAATGGTCATGCTGTTTAACTGGCTTGTCTTCACCATGTTCAGCGGCCTTGTCATCCCAAATATAGGACGCAAACTCTTTGAACAGGTCTTCCAGCCCAGGCGCAAACACAATTTTTCCTGTATTCATTGCGGCACCTGTCTTGCGAATGCCGTCCAATACATCATTGTCAGCCTTGACCACATGACGACCGTTACGTCGACGACGGGTAATAAAAGAGGCAGCCGAAGGGTCAATGATTTCCACTGGCCTAAGGTTGCCTTCAAACTTATCTAAATCCGCTGAGTATTCCTCATCAGTTTTTTGCTTGTGCTTATGACGACCATCATAGTAATACATTTTGATTAGGTGCCACGTTTCCCCATACAATCCCCATAGAAGGAATACGGTTGGGTTTAACGTCCCGTAGTCAATGCTAACAGCGTACTTACGAGCCGTGCCCTGTGGATTCTTGACGACCATCTTGTTCTTGTCGAAGTTGTCATAGATGATCCCGTCTGATAGCACCCATTGGCCCAGAATGAAGCGTTGGTAGAATACACCCGTATACATACGCTCGTAACGGTCAATCGTCTCAGGAGACAGTGACGGATTATCTTTCATCGTGAAGTGAATATGGATTGCTTTGTGCTGGTCTAATTGATCTAGCCACTCCAGTTTGAACCAGTGGTAAGGCCCAGCCGGGTTGCAGTTGAACCAGAACTTCGCACCATCAACAGACGCACGTGCGGTCGCCTGGTTAACAAATGATTCTGGCATTAAAGCTACTTCATCAAAAAAGAAGCCAGCGACCGTAATGCCTTGCACCAGGTCTTGACTTCCTTCATCTTTGCCCCCGAAGAGATAGTAATAATTTGTAACTCCATTATGGCTAATAACTAGCAAATTGTCCGCTCGCTTGTCCTTCACCTCGTAGCCACGGCCGCGAAGCATTCTCATCAACGGCCGGATTACGTTACGCCGAAGCGATCCAATCGTCTTACCAGCAATGCCAAATTGTTCTTCGTTATAGTTCGTCATTGACCAGAGAACGTAGCTCATCGACATGATAAGAGTCTTACCCGCCCGAACTGACCCATCACAGATAATTGTTTCAACATCACGTCGATTAAGCCACTCAGGGTGAAGCACCATAGCTAATTCAGAATTGTCAGCTTCAAAAATGCGAGGGTCTAGCCACCAATTCAAAACGTTAAGCTGCTTCTCTGAAAACGGTGCAAACTCAAATTGTTTAACTTGGATTGATGGTCATCTCCTTTTAGGGGCTATTTCAAGATAATAACTCCTCGTGTTTATTGATTTATCAGCGTTTAGATTGTATACTTCATTTTATAGGAGTTATTTATTCTGTATTTAGACAAATAGACCATAAAAAGAAGGTACAATCATGAAGCAAAATGTTCTTCCAATCAAAGACTCAAACGTCCTGATTCAGGTCCAACAAACACTACTCGATAGTTTTCGAGCTGGTCGCAGGAACTACACCATCTTCCAAATGGGGAAAGCCACATTACTTCGAGTAAGCGACGTTCTGGCCTTGCGATATGATGACGTGTTTGACAGCGACAGTAATGCCCGCAGGAATGCATTCATCCACGACAAAAAAACCGGCAAGGCGAACACTCTCTACCTCAAGCCAGTCATCAATGATTTGCTAGATTATCGTGAATGGCTAAATTCCAAACACATTGAATCTGAATGGCTGTTCCCATCCAGCAGCGACCCAACCAGACACATCAATGAGAAGCAATTCTACAAAGTTATGGCTCGTGTTGGTGACTTACTGGGACTAGATTACCTAGGAACTCATACCATGCGTAAAACAGGTGCTTATCGTGTCTATGTTCAGTCTCACTACAACATCGGTCTCGTCATGACACTACTGAATCATTCTAGTGAAGCCATGACGCTCGCCTATCTCGGCTTAGATCAGGTCAGCCGAGAACGTATGCTAGATAATATAGACTTCGGGTAGCTTCGGCTACTCTTTTTCTTTGCCTTTTTTGGCGGCAATGATTGCATTTAGGAAGCTGTCCTTCTGCTCACTGGTCAACTTAGCTTCTGGCAGGCGGTCAAGTAGGACTTGTTGTGCCTTCTGTTTATCGTAAAGTTCGATTACTAAGCCATCTTTGCCACGGTGCATTGACTTCACGAGAGACATATCAACCTTGTCCATGTCCTCCGGTCGAATGCTAATCGAGTAATGGTGTAATGCCTTGCCATTCGAGTCCTTGTGCTTCTTATCGACGACGTCTTGAACATCATACCTAATGTAATCGCCGAAGTTAGATGTGGCTTGCTTGATATACTCTTTCAGGATATCAGTGGCCGTTATGTATAGCTCAGTTGCCTGAGCCTTCTTCAATTCTGCTAGCTGTTTCTTAACGTTATCATTTGCAAGCAGTCGGCTTCCATTGAAGCGAGCAGTATCGTAGTTCACTCCATAAGACTTCATATACGCCCACGTCGCATTGAACCGTTGTAAATAGTATGTGCAAAACAACTTCTGCTTATCGGTCAAATTAGAGTTGGATTCCAGCTTATCGATAACAGGAGGTGCAACTTTGGGTGCACTTTTTCCTTTTGGTTGCACCTTATCAGGGGGTGCACCTCGCTGCCAATTATGTCGTTTCTTCCAGGACTTAATGGTATTGATGGATATACCTAACTTGCTCGCGATATCCTTATACTTCATCCCACTCATATAATCCTGATACGCTTGCTCTTTATCAGTCACGCATACTCACCACACCTTCAATTCTTTCTGACTATCGACTCATGCGTTTCAAAATTTCTCTTTTAAGCGAATCCCAATACTGTAATAATCCATTGTAAAAGGTATCATCGGAATTACTCTTCATAAAACGTTCCAACACACCGTTCACATAGGCGTACTGTGTTAACAACTCTTCACCTTTCATTGAAGCAGCAGGCTTGCGTGTAATGCTCATCGAAGTTCACTCCATTTTTCTACCAATTAATCGTTAACTTCCCACTATCGATATTTCGCTGAAACTCGCGCTGAATATCATTTAACTCTGATTCAGAATAATTATTTTTTAAATTGATTGTCATCTGGTAAGCGACACCAAGCCTATGGTCATAAAGAAAAATAATCGTATCTTCATTTTCATCCGGAACTGTAACAATACGATCATCTCTAGCTTGTCAAAGGTATTGGTTCATTTCGTCTTTAATTTTGCTGCTAACTTCATCGGCCTTTTGCATATTATCTTTAATAGCATCCAAATGGTCGATTACCTTCAAACAGTCGTCAATGCTACCTTCAATGTCCGTATCAATAGCCGTGTCACCTAATTGCTTATGAATAGTTAGTTTCATTCAACTACCTCCCAATCACTAGCCAGCATATCTGTTTGGCTTGCCAACCATGGAACACGACTCTTCGGTGCATCAGGATTATCTGTTTGTAGTCCCGTGGTATCGATGTAAATGTAATCCCCCATATCGTCGCTATCCTGTTGTTCGTGCAAGCCGACCCAGATGCCTTTGCCATTCCAGCCAGAGCGCCGTACTTTCTTGCCTTGCTTCATTAGCTCTAAAGCTTCACCAAAAGTCATTGCATTTCCTCCTAATCCGTAAACGTGGTATGCGGTTCCCCGTACAGCATTACATCAACCGTAGGCACACTCGCACCAATCGAAAACGGCAACATCTTGAACTTCTCAATTTTCATCTTGGTAACCACGGTCGCATTTTCATCACAAATAATTGATTTAAACTTCTTCGGGTTAAAATGCTTAAGCACCGGAGACGCATACAGCAAGTGAAGGATAATTCCTCCTTCAACTTCATCAAACATGTTTTCTGGAACTGGCCCGAAGTTATGAACGGCATCCCCGTCCAGCAAAATCTTTGTATTCTTACCTCGATAAATCCCTAATAGTTCATCTGTCATTATTCTTCCTCCAAACAAAAAGCCATCCCCAAAGGGACAGCCATCATGAACACCGTTGTTAAGCAAATGTATTTTTATTAAAAGATAGGGGCCTTTCAGCTCCTTCTATTTTGAATTGGCGTTCAATTGCGCAGGTTGGATTCGAACCAACGTGTACTGGTTTATGAGACCAGATAGGTAACCACTCCTAAACCGCGCATTAATACTCCTACAATCGTCGAACTCGGAGCTTGTCAGTACCACCTAAGTGGTTGCACATATTTGCGATAAGCACCCTCGACAGGCTCTCACGGCGCCTACTACCGACTGACGTTCTTATTACTAGAGTTGGTGCTTGACTCTTCTAGCAACTGGCGTGCAACGAAGACTACAAGATTCGAACCTGTGACAAGCTGGTTAACAGCCAACTGCTCTACCGACTGAGCTAAGTCTTCATATGCCTGGCTGTTTGGAGGCGACCAGACACTCATGGATTCGGCCCCATGCGGCTAACGCAAGGTTACGATGCCACCCGCGGGGCAATGTGCTTGGCATGGAATCGAACCATGCAGTGTGACGCGCCGTCCTCATAAATAAAACGTCATAGGCTCCTACATCACGACTGGGTCCCTTCGCCCGTGTTACCCTTTTACACTTACAAGCACGCTACTTTTCAATGTGGGCACACAGTCCACAATGCTGAAGGTGGGATTCGGACCCACACGTCTTAGTGACACTGGATTCTAAGTCCAGCGCGTCTGCCAATTCCGCCACTTCAACAAAATAGTGAGCTGAGAATACACTCACTAGCAACAATCTTTCGCGACCTTATTTATTAGTCGTTTTTCCACCCGATCCCTCGAGTAACTGTCATAGTCGGTGGTGATTCCACCGTTATATACTGCACCCTACTCAGCAGATTTCGATTCACCAAGCAGGAGCTACCCACTCGATTGCACTACTAACTACTAAACTGACTCACCTTGCGAGCTTGCCAGCGCTCCATTCCAATGGTGGAGCATTAGACTACTTTCAGATACAGCAGGCGAAGGCTTTTGCATTTAGATAATTTTATAATGGATTTACAGTCCATTCTGTATAGCGAACAGAACTTTTATCTTACTTGGAACCCAGTGCTTCGCCAGAAGTTCGTTCCCCTTTTGAGGGAGCAAATGCTTCACTGGGCCGGTAGGCTTTCGTTGTCACACTAATTACCATGTCATTTAAATATCAAGGGCTAACGGTCATTCCCTCATACCTCATAACTGGTAGGTGCCCTTGTCTGACAAACTCGGACTTTTTCTGCTACCTACCTCGATCATCAAAGTTATTCACTACACCAGCTAGCAGTTTTGCCGTTACCCACGTTACGCTTAGACCACTCGGCGTCGACGTTTACTGGTTCGTTTCTAACTGAATGCCCTCAACAGACACTTTAATGACGACCATTGCCTGAATTACCATTACTGGCGACCATCTCCCAAGAACAGGATGATCTTTGGCCCACATCACTGTGGCTTAATACGTCAGGCCGTTTCTTAACTCTTTCAACGATATCTATACTACACCGATATTTCGGCAATGCTGGCTGTGCGGTTGCAACCTATATGCACCCATATTGCGTCAGAGTTGCATCGAGGGTGCAACTCTCATCAAGAAGCCTTAACACGAAGGTCTTCCAACATGTAGCAATCGGCAAACTGCAAAAGCGCTTGTGGCTTCTTGTCATGAGAGAAACTGGACTTTGAATAGCCAATTGCCATATAACACATGGTATCGCTATAATCCTGAAGGTATAGCATGTCCAGAACCTCACGACAATCCTTATCACAGTGACCCATAGCCTCTGCCGTTCGCTTAATTACTTCTTGTGCGTACAACTTTTCAACGATGCGTGCGTCGGTGCTATTACCACTAGCAGTAGCTTTAGGCATTCCATCGTAATTCGGTGATCGTAAATCCGTTAATGACTTACCAGCAATTCGTACCATACGCGGCAAAGTCCACTTGAGGAAATTTGCTACTTTATGACACGTTGCCTGCTTGTCAATCTTAGGAAAAATATCGCTCATATTCATACTGTTAAAATCAATCTCCGTCACTGTTGACAGCCCCCATCGTCCATTAGTTTATGGTAAAATAAGTTGCTGAGTTATTTTGATAACAGGGGCTGCTGTCAATGCGGCCTTTTTTATTTACTTTGGGATTTTCAATACCGAATACAAACACCATCGACCACTAATCTGATTTACGCCATTGCCTATTGATATTTCAAAATTTGCATCTGTATCCCAACCTGAATTAGTAAGCGAGTACAAATTTGACACCAAACGAGTAGCCGTGCCTTCGCTCAAATCAAGAGTAATCAATTCTTCACGTAACGTTTTCACGTTAAATCTATAGAATGTGACCACAGTCGTGTATTTCATTTCATCCCCCTCTATAGTCAAACCAGTCGGCGTGCCAGCAATGGGACGCTATTTTTGTGCAGAAAATTAGTCGTCGGAGGTTTCAACGTTCTCTTGTAGCAATTGATCAATGATATGGTCGTACCGACTAGTAATGTCATCAACCTTACTCTGGTCTTGATCCGTATACGGTTCAAAACTATCGTCATCACATATAATGGACCACCATCTGTCTGATTGTTCCTTAGCTGCAAATCTCACTTCTTGAATTTGTTTCTTCAATTCAGGTGCCATCACTTAACCCCCATTTCCCGCATACAAACATCTCCAAAATAAATCAGGAACATTGCTTCGTCCTTTTCCGTCATGCCCTTATAGATACGACGAATATCTTCTGGCACGCCCATATCCATCGCTTGATTATCTTCGCTCTGCTTCATGTCACGCATGAACTCACCAAGAATCTCAATTGGGTAAAGACCCACTCCGACTGAAAGGATTATTAGGTAATCAGACAGCTTTTGAAAATCAGACTTATTAGCGACCATTAATCAACGCCCAAGTCAGTCTGACCATCAGCTTCTGGAAACTCACCATCGGTATCTAGCTCAGTTTGATT